GGGCTCACTGTTGTGAGCCCTCAACTGAGATTCATTTCTCGGTAAGTATTCCATACACCCTAGGGAAGTTCGACTAAGGGAGTCTGTCAATGAATCGCACTCGCTCTAACGATGGTAGATTTACTCGATGGGGTAGTTACTACTCCTACGGAAATCTCCAAGATTTTAGTGGTGTGACTCAAGGACCGTACGAGCTATGCTATGATACGACCGACGAGCGCGACACATCTAATGTGTTCGATCTCGTTCGCACGTTCACCGCATTTCCGTACATCAACTGCCCAGGGGAATTTGTAGATTATACACTACAATATCACCCTGGGCCAGATGACCCACGCGGAGCATGGCCTGCCTATAACATGGCAGACAAAAATGCTCTTGCTTGGGAAATACTCGCCAAGACTAACCCGAGCGTTCCAGAAGTGAACGTTCCTGCTTACCTTGGTGAGCTAAAAGACATCCCTGGTACGATGAAAGGATGGGGCCGGTCTCTCTTAAGAGACGCCGCAAGGGGATATATCTCCTGGCGGTGGGCCGTCAAACCTCTCGTCAATGACCTAGCGAAGCTCTATAACTTCCAAAAGTCGGTTAATAACCGAATGATGGAACTTTATGCTCTCCGCGATGGTCGAACTTTGAAGCGTCGGTGTAACCTCGTTAGGGCCTCGAGTACTTACGTAAATCATGTACTTGTACATGGTATACGTTTTACTTGGTGGGCCTATCGGGCCGTAGACATGCGTACCCATAGTTGGGGTACGGCAGAGTGGAAACTCATGCCGGACTCTAAACTACCAGAACTTGGTTATGCGCCCTTGGAAGGGTTAGCACGAACAAGCGCTGCGGGTATAAATAGCTACGGTGCCCTTGAAGCTGCCTGGGAATTAACCCCCTGGAGCTGGCTCGCGGATTGGTTTTCTAATGTGGGTACTTGTATCCACGCTAGTAACAATGCGCTGGGCCTAACGTTTGGCCGAATCAGCCTTATGAGGACCTCGACATCCGTGTCGGGCTATTCCTTAGAAGGTGTCCCTCCTTCACAATTTGTCATTTCTGGCAAATATGTGGAGGAGATGACTCGGAAGGAAAGATATCCTGTCTTTCCTGTTATACCGGTTCCTCTCCCTACCCTGCCTCTCCTTACGGGGAAGCAGTTGTCGATCCTAGGTGCCTTAGCTGTCCTTAAGGGCATTAAGCCTTAGGGTCAGAGAGCATCTAGGAGGTCTCGCATGTTAGGTAACACCCTCGTTCTTCCTCAGGCTGGTGGTGACATCACCCTGACGAAGATCAACCAGGACCAGTACTCGTCAGAGTACATGTTCCGCAATGCAACGACAAAGTACGTCGCGAAGATTCGTCATACCAAGACGAATGCAACTGCGACGCGCCCCGCTTATGATCGTCACAACTTTGAAGTTGTGCAGACCATTTTCGAGGCGGGAGCCGTAGCCGAATATGAACGCAAGTTCTATTTCGTCTACGAGGTGCTCCCAAATGATACGTCAATCGCGCTTGGAGATGCGGTCGCCGATCTGGCGATCCTCACTTCCGATGCGTTCTTGACGTCGTTGAGCAATTGGGAATCCTAATACGATCCAGACACACGGGCCGGCAAAACCGGAACCCGGGTTAAGTTGACTCGTTGTCAACTCGTGGACCGATCGTAGATTCTCAACGTGGTTGAAGAAGGAGCTACCATGACAGCATGGGACATTTCCAGGAGTTAATCCTAGTATGTCTAAATGCCATGTTAGCGAGCTGAGTAACGTTTACTTGGCTATCTTCAAAGATGCCAAGTACGCGTTTCCGACGCTGGAGATGGAATTTGAGAAAGATCTCACCCGTCTCCTGAGTCTCGTGGAGCATAGAGGACTTCCAGTTTTTCTGGTCGACCTCCCTGCAGTTGGTAAACACCTAGATAGGTGCTTATCCGGCGGCCAATACATACTATCAGGATTACCTCTGACGAAGAGGTTTTCTGGTAGGGTAGTGATCCCGAAGTTTCTTCGGGGACTCTACCTATTGGTTTTTCACGAGACAGGTCGCCTGAAGGATGACGCAAGTTCTGAAGCAGTTTTCTTCTTACGGCAAATTTTATTTGCCGCGAAGAAAGCGAACTTCGCTTGCACCTTTGATAAGATTGAGAACGAAGTTCTCGATTTTGTCAAGGTTGATGAGTCGTTACCAGAACTCGATGAGTTCTGGGGTCCGGAGCCCACTAACCCTTGTAACAGAAAGGAACAGAACTACCATGGATTCAGTAGTTCCGCCCTCTATGCGTCAAGAGTTAACGCTCTGCCTACGCATAAGCGTGGGCAACTCACAGTCTTCCTGGCTGCACTTGACTTCATGTCGAGTGCAGTTACCTCTTCTCTCGGATCTTACGATCCTGGGAATTGGAGCTTCAGGCACGGACCAGGCGCTGTTTCAGAGACCACTGGACCCTCCAATAAGTATTATTGGAAGAACTGGTCGGATTCTCTGGAAAGCGAGTTCCCAATCGCCGACTATGGTTTCCATAGTTATGCGAGTTGGGCGGACAGAGCAAACCGTCTCGACTCTATTGGTTCGAAAGAACCTATTAGTCGAATGGTTGCTGTTCCAAAGTCCTACTCGAAGCCGCGGCTTATCGCTGCGGAACCGAGCGAGAACATGTGGTGCCAGCAAAACGTGGCCCACTACTTCTCTGAGCGATGCAGAAAAACGTGGATTGATGAGTTTGTTCGTTTCAACGATCAGACTCTCAATCAGCGCCTTTGCACGCTTGGTTCATTGGATGGCACGTTAGCTACAGTGGATCTTTCCTCTGCTAGCGATCGTGTTACCTGTCACGCTGTAGGGCAATTGTTTAGGAGTAATCCTAGACTTTTGCGTTGCCTACGAGCGTCTCGTACCCGTCGTGTGTCACAAAATCTTACGCCTCGTGCGCCAGAAATTGTGAACTTGAGAAAATTCTCAACGATGGGCAACGCCTGCACCTTCCCGGTCGAGTCCTTGCTATTCTTTTGCATCGCCATGGCGGCGACTCTTGTGAGTCGACGCCTAAAGCCATGTGAGAGGAATGTGAGGACCCTAGTAGGGCAGGTGGCCGTCTTCGGAGATGACGTTGTCATCCCCGTTGACAGTCGGGAGCTATTCGTAGAGGCCCTTGAAATCTTAGATTTCAAGGTCAACATCGGTAAGTCTTTCTGGACTGGGAAGTTCAGAGAGTCTTGTGGTGTCGATTCCTTTGCTGGGGTCACGGTGACCCCTGCCTATTGGAAGACCCCCTACGATGGCGGACCAGAGTCGTTAGCAAGCGTGGTCGACACAAGTAATAACTTTTACCAAAAGTTTTTACTTAATGTGTCTTCTTATCTTGCGTCGACACTACCTAGGCTTGTGGCCAACGTAGCTCAACACTCTGGTGTCTTTGGTCTAAAGTCTCGTTTACCTGTCGCGAATAACGGCCTTCGAAGTCGTTATAACGCTGACCTGCAACGCGACGAGATCAAGGCTATGATCCTTATCGGATCTCAGTCTCGATCGCCGACCAACGACGATTCTGCGTTACTCCAGTTCTTCACTGAAGATCCGGGTCAAGGAATTCCTTGGACCCATGGAGTACCACAGAGATCGAGGCTTCAGGTGAAGCCCCGGTGGGTATCGCTCGCCGATGTGACCTCTCAGCCACATCGCAGAACGAAATGGGATTATAGATGATGGCTAACCTGGAACTAGTATCCAGAAGTTGCCTCTGTTTGAGTAGCGTTCCGATCAATTCTAACCCAATTGATATGACCGCTACCATCGGAGGCTCCTTTCTAAGAGCTAGTTTCGGGATGCCAAAATCTATAGTTTGGGAAAGGCG